CCCCATTAGTTTTTGGTCTTAAGTGATTGAAGAAATCCTTATCCTTCAACTCACTTGTTGAATACCAAGCGTACATAAGCATAATAAGATTTCTCAAACAATTATCTTCTGTTGTATATGACTTTCCTGATGGTTGTTGGCCTGCTACCTCAAATACATCTTTCAACATGTTAATTAAAGGATGTAATTGTCCAGTTAATAGGCCTTGAACAATTTGCAATGAGTCTTCATTATATCCCACGTCTTTCAAGACTTGATATATAACAGTAGATGCAGCGTATGCAATATCATATGGTGTAGAAATATCAAATGATTCATAGTCTCCTTCCATCATTGTTTCTGGCCACTTAAAATACTTAACCAAATCATCAACTCCAGAAAACATATTAATGCCAACGGTACAACAAAAGATATCATTGAACTGTGTCATAAGTGTATAAAAAGGACCCAGAAACATTTTACTAATTATTAAATTATCTATAGGTGAAGCATAATAAACTCTAGTCTTTCCTGTATTTATCTTTTCAACTGGTCTAGGTTCATCTTTCAACTTAGCGTTATAAATGACCATGGGTGAAAATCCAGAGTTATACTCGCACAATAAAGCAAATAAACGCTGTTTTAAGCAATCTACAGGCTCCCTTATGAGTTCACCTGGTTCTTCAAAGGTTATTGGTAAATAATCCATTTTCAATCCTTTGAAATCAAATCCAGCAGCTGCTCTCACATTCATTCGTTTAGCATAAGCGTCTTTATTATATCCATTTACTGCAACTTCTACAGTCCATGGTGATAACTGTGGAATATTCTTCAACTTAAGATTATTTATTATATGCTTAACTAACAAATCTACAACCTTAGATAATAACTTACTGTCTAAAGATGTCTTCTGTAAAGTCATTGCTTTTAAAGCATTATTATAAGGAGAAATATAATTTTCACCTGATCCAGTAGGGATCATCATTGGTTTGCCAAAGAATTTCTTTTGCTCATAATTTAATCCCTTCTCCAAGATTGAAGTAACTTCTTCAAAAACAAGAGTCTTTTTCAATTTAGATTTTTGATTTATATCTACGTTGCCTTCTAGTTTTCCATAGTACTTAAGACCATGTAAAACCTCATATCTAACTGCAGATTTTGCAATAGGTGGTACAAAACTTTGGACTTGAATTGAACCTCGGGAAAGAAGAGGCATAAATTTCATATTACTTTCCAATCTCGATATTGACTCTTCAACAATTTTAGAATCAGCTATTATGGCCCAACCAATATCGTTTGGTGATCCACCTGCATGGAAACCAACAATTGCTGATCCATTATCCACCTGTGCCACAACTGGTATTCCACACATGCCACTAAAATGTCCAATGAACTTATAGTTTAACAACTTACTGACAACAACATCTTCTCCTATTGGATTATTCATTCTCTGAGGAAAATTATTTGTATTAATAATAACATCTCTATCAAAAACACAACCTTCATAAGAAGGAAATTTCATATTTATAGTTGCAAAATGTTTTGTTATATCTTTAAAAAAT